CGAGCTCTTCGGAGTTTTCTTCTTCAGGATCTTGAATCGTGATTTTATCCGCATATTTATCCACTGCGATTACCTTATAGGTCTTATAAGGTTTGCGGTCTTGATCAAATGTATCAATCACCTGATTTACACGAATGTCTTGTTGTTCAACAAACGATTCCATATCGCGTTTCTTTATAATATAAATAGCACTCACCCCATCCTCTTCATTAAAGCGTTCTTCTCCATCCTCTGTTTGTTCTACTTCAAAACGATGAACATCGTTAGATACACCATCTGGCTTCACATGGATCATTTCCAAACTTCGATAGTACACAGTGCCGATGGTACGTCCATAAGTAACGGATTCGATGATCACATCATCACCCAATTGAATAAACAGATTCGGACTATCTTCTTGACCAATCACACTCGTTTCACCTGTCGGAGCGATTTGAATCGATTCGGAAACAGGATCCGTATCGCCTAGAACAGCCTCTACAACAGGGACGTCATCGGACTGCATTTCAATGTCATTAAAGGACACCTCCTCTATTTCATTTTCCAGGGCATCCATCTCACTTGATGCCATGTTCCCTATCTTCGTCATGAGATTCTATTATGTGATAAATCGCTCCTTCCATGCGGATATAAAGAGGTTCGATGACTAGTTATTTAGTATCAAATGTCAATTTGTTTTACAAATACCATATTTCAAGAGTTACGTACTCAATATTCAACATGGGAGAAATTACAGGAATACTTGGAATCGGAAGAGGGTGGTTTATTTCGTGTCGTGGATCAAGATGAAGATTTGGCACTGATCCGATATGAAAAGGGTATATCCAATATGGATCTTCCGCATAGTAAATGGTTTCGATCCGTCGTATGGGATCAGAAAGCAAATATCCCTATATCGATCGCTCCGCCTAAAACGTCTTCCTCTGAAATACCTTTTACAACTCGACAGGAAGCGGTAGAGGCTGGTGTTATTTGCCAGGAGCATTTGGATGGATTCATGATTAATTGTTTTAAACGTGCGGGCGATGAACAATTGTATATTACGAGCCGTTCCAAGCTGAATGCGTCCGGACACTTTCATTCTTCGAAGACGTTTCGTCAATTGTTCGTGGAAGCACTTACAGGATGGGCTGTTACTTCCAACCAGCCCGTAGATTCCATTGACGCGATCATTCAAAGCGCATCTTCTCACTTTCCCTCACCTGGAGAAAATGAGATTGCGAAATGTTATAGTTTTCTTGTTCAACATATGGAACATCGTAATGTAACACGAATTGCCCAAAATAGTGTTACGTTAATTCATATCGCAACAGTTGATGTACATGGGACAGTTACCTTCCAGGATACGCCCGAGACGACTCTTTCTTTCTCGTCCTGTCTTCCTCTCTCTTCCATTCCGATGGTGGATGGATCCGATCTAATCCAATCGTGGATCAGTGAACAACTTCGAACGCAGCCATGGGAGGTTCAGGGGATTGTCTTCAAAGATCAATATGGAAATCGATGGAGATTCCGATCGGAGACATATCATATGGTTCGATCTCTTCGTGGAAATTCATCCTCTGCGATCGATCGATTTGTCCAATTGTATCATCAAAATTTGGTACATACCTATCTCGAATATTACCCTGAGGATGCAACACTGTTTGCTTCCTATCAGGAAATTATGAAGTATATGATTCGAGCCATATACGAAGAATATCAACAGTTACACGTCCGAAGAGCGACTACGATTGATAAGATCAATAAAATGTATCATCCGCACTTATACACGCTTCATGGTCATTACTTGTCACAACTCCGACCCGCAAATAAGAAAGTTACGTTGAATGAGGTTCATGATTATCTTCGAAAACAGCCGTGGCAGCGTGTGGCGTTTCTCTTTCGAGGGATTCAGGACATCTATTATCTGATGATTCAGGCGCATTTACGTATCTAATCACTTAAATACGTGATGCGACTGGATAGTAAATGAAGATTGGTATTATTGGAAGTGGATTTGTGGGAAAAGCCACACAACAATTGAATCATTCCGCAATTGAACTGTTTGTCTATGATGTTCGACCTGAATTGTGTGTACCTCATGGATTGAAACTCACCGATTTTCGTCAATGCGATGTCATTTTTGTGTGTGTTCCCACTCCTATGGAAGGGACTGGTAAATGTCATCTCTACATTGTGGAATCTGTGATGAGAGAACTATCAGAGGTGATCGATCCCACTAAGAATTTTGTTGTATTGCGTTCTACCGTTCCTCCTGGTACTTCGGATCGTCTCGGATGTTATTTCATGCCCGAATTCTTGACTGAAAAGCGGTACATCCAAGACTTTATCGAATGTGAACATTGGATCATGGGGTTGCGTGGATTGCCATCGGATGATCTCTTCCAAGATGTCATTCGAGCCTTATTCCAGTCCGCGAAACAGGCAGGTCAAATACAACATGATCATGTTGTCTTTCGATCCAACTCCGAAGCAGAAATGGTAAAGTATTTTCGAAATACATTTCTGGCAGTAAAGGTTTCTTTTTGTAATGAAATGGAAGAGTTCTGCCATGCGAAAGGAATTAACTACGAGTCGGTTCGTTCCGCAGCTACACTTGATTCACGTATCGGCGATTCCCATAGCGCGGTTCCTGGCCCCGATGGGAAAAAAGGATTTGGTGGAACGTGTTTTCCAAAAGATACCAATGCACTTCTCTACGAAATGAATCAGACTGGAATGAAATCCTATGTGCTTCGTGGAGCCGTAGACCGAAATCAGGAAGTAGATCGCAAGGAAGAAGATTGGAAAAAAGATAAAGGTCGCGCGGTGGTTTAATTCAGCTCTGTACAAAAAGGGCTTAAAAATGGGTCGTCTTATGTATTTAGAATGTCTAAACCTACGTATGCTGCTGGAATAGATCTGGGGACCACAACAAGCTGTGTGGCCGTTTTTATGAATGATCGTGTAGAGGTGATTGCGAATGAACATGGTAATCGTACCACTCCATCTTATGTTGCGTTTACCGATACGGAGCGACTAATCGGTGATGCGGCCAAGAATCAAATCTCGTCCAATGCGAAAAATACAGTTTTCGATGCCAAACGCCTTATCGGTCGTAAGTTCGATGATCCGGTTGTCCAGAAGGATAGTGCTTTGTGGCCCTTTTCGGTATCATCTGGTTCAGATAACAAACCCCGAATTGGCGTTGAATTCAAGGGTGAACAGAAATCATACCTTCCAGAGGAAATCTCTGCGATGGTTCTTACAAAAATGAAGCAAACCGCAGAGGCATTCTTGGGTTCGGAAGTAAAAGATGTTGTAATTACCGTCCCTGCCTATTTTAATGATTCTCAGCGTCAGGCAACAAAGGATGCGGGAACCATTGCGGGTTTGAATGTTCTTCGTATTATTAACGAGCCCACCGCTGCCGCACTTGCGTACGGTCTCGATAAAAAGAAGAATGGAGAGCAACATGTCGTAATCTTCGATTATGGTGGCGGAACGCTAGACGTGTCACTCATTACGATCGACGATGGTGTGTTCGAGGTAAAAGCAACCGGTGGCAATACACACTGTGGTGGCGAAGACCTCGATTGTATTATGGTAGACTGGTGCGTCCAAGAATTTGAGAAGAAAAACAAGGGTGTTTCTGTAAAGGATAATGTGCGCGCCCTGCGCCGTCTTCGTACCGCTTGCGAGCGTGCCAAGCGTTCATTGAGTAGTGCCATGCAGGCGACCATTGAAGTAGATGGATTTGCGAATGGTCTAGATTTGAACCTAGTCATGACTCGCGCGCGTTTTGAATCACTGTGCGATGCCGAATTTCGTCGCGCAATTGCGCCTCTCGAGCAAGTAATGCGTGATGCGGAGATGTCCAAGACTGATATTCATGAGGTTGTTATGGTAGGCGGTTCTACACGCATCCCCAAGATTCGTGAGTTGGTCAGTGGTTTCTTTAATGGAAAGAAGTTGAATGATTCGGTTCATCCTGACGAGGCCGTTGCGTATGGTGCTGCCGTCCAAGCGCATATTTTGACAGCGGGCAAACATACAACCGATCGCACCTCTGATATGATCTTGTTGGATGTTGCTCCGTTGTCACTTGGTCTGGAAACAGCAGGTGGCGTGATGACACCTCTCATTAAGCGTAACACGACGGTTCCATGTAAGAAGGCGCAAACCTTTTCGACGTATGCGGATAATCAGCCTGGCGTATTGATTCAAGTGTATGAAGGCGAGCGTCAGTTTACTCGTGATTGTAACCGCCTGGGAGAGTTCAAGTTGGAGGGCATTCCGCCGATGCCACGTGGTGTTCCTCAGATTGAAGTATCATTTGATGTCGACGCAAACGGTATTTTGAACGTGTCGGCTGCTGAGAAGTCCACTGGTAAATCGAATAAGATTGCGATTACCAATGATAAGGGTCGTTTGAGTCGTGAAGAGATCGATCGATTGGTAGAGGAGGCTGAGAAGCACGCCGCAGAGGATAAGGTACGAATGGAGCGCGTCGATGCCAAGAATCAGTTGGAGGCATATTTGTACAATACACGAAACGCAGTACGTGAGGATAAGATAAAGGAGACATTGGGAGCAGACACGGTAAAGGAAGTAGAGACGTGGGTTCAGGAGGGTATTGATTGGCTGGAGGCGCATCAGGATGCGGAAAAGTCTGAGTTTGATGAGAAGCAAAAATCATACGAGGAGAAGATTCGCCCGATTATGACCAAGATGTATGAGAATGCGGGTTCGCCTGGCGCAGACGGTGGTGTTCATATGGGTCCTGGCGTTCAAACAGGAACCGGTGCGAAGACCGGTCCAAAGGTAGAGGAGGTCGACTAAACGTATTTAAAATAGAGACACCTATATTCATGTAATGAGCACAGACGATGCTGAATACAAAAAATTATATAGTCTTCTCACCAGTCTTTCTTCTAAAACATCTCAGAGGACAAATGACGTAATCACTCCTATGATTTCATTGGTTAATGAAGAGAAAACAAGTCGAACGTTAACCCTTGATGTGCCTCCTCTTGAAACTCCTGCGCCCCGATCACCTACACCTCCTCTTCGAATCGAAAAACGACCGATTTCTCCAAAAGAGTTTCCATGTGAAGCATGCTTCCGCATTTTTCCTAGCTACTCCCAACTCCAAACCCATTTAAAAATTACACCCATGTGCGCTGGATGGGCGACTCTTCCCAATAAAGAAGAATATTACCATAATCCTCCTTCTATTCATATTTATATGGACGAATTACTTGCGGAAACGGTTACAATGGATGGATCGCCAAACGAGTGCCGTTTTTGTCACAATTCCTTTTCCAATAAGGGAAATCTTCATAAACATTTTCATACCTCTATCGTATGTAATCGTATGGCCTATGCCCGTTTCAAAAAAGTAGTTGCTAACCTAAAATGAATGAAAGAAATCATCTATAGATGATCTATTTGATTCTTACTGCTTCTCTTACTACGAATCGATTTAACATGAATGTGAATCGTGAAAAAGAATACGTTTCTGCGATCACCGAAACCTTGACACATCTTCCCTCCGAGATACAACCAATCATTGTGGAGAATAACGGATCGCGACCCACTTGTTTGGATCATTTTACGCATGGAGGAAAATCAGTTCCTGTTTTGTATACGGATCATAATCGTCTTTCGTTCAAAAGCAAAGGTGTGAATGAACTTCTGGATCTACATGCGGTGATCGATTATATCTCCATTCAGGCAAATGATTGGATTATCAAACTAACAGGGCGATATCGAGTTACGTCTCCTGCTTTTTTCGAAAAGTTAATTCAAGATGACGAATCCTATGATGCGTTTGTTAAATTCTATAATGTAGACCGTATGACATGGGATAAGAGTGACATCGTTCGCGGTTGTTATCCGATTCGTGCGTATTATCTAAGAACGTGGCATCCCTATTCGATCGAACAT